GGGTGGGTGTGGGCTCGGCGGGGGCGTAGAGGCGCTTGTGGCGGATGCCGCGACGGGGGGCGACGCGCTCCTCGTAGCGGGCGCGGAAGTGGGCGGCGAGGCGGCGCCAGTCGGCGATGGAGCCGGGGCCGCCGGTGGGCAGGGTGTTGGTGGTGTCGGCGGCCTGCTGGTCGCAGGCGCGGGCGGCGGCGGCGTGGACCAGGGCGTCGTCGTAGTCCTCGGGTAGGGTGTCGGTGCCGTTGATGCTGTGGAGGCTCTGCCAGTAGATGGTGCAGTTGGAGCCGTCGGGGACGGCGACGCTGCCGATGCGGAGGGTGTCGGCCCATTCGGAGAAGTCCACGAAGGACCTGGGGTCGTTGCCGGTGGGCCATTCGACGGCGATGATGCGGACGCGCTCTGTGAGGGTCGTCAGGGCCACGTTGCGGCTGGCGGGGGTGGTGGCGATGGTGGTGGTGCGCTCGCGGGGGATGCGGTGTGAGAGGTCGCGGAGGGCGTCCTGGATGTGCTGGTCCAGCTCGCCGGTGGTCCAGACGGCGGCGGCGGCGTCGTCAAGGACGGTCTGGAGGCGGCCTCTGATCGTGGCGAGGGTGGTCGGCACCTAGCCGCGCTCCTCTAGGTGGACCGGGCGATGGTTTTCTTGGGGCGTGGGCCGCGTGGCGGCGGCGGTGGCGGTGTGGGTGCGGGGATCACGAGCTTGCGGCCGCAGTTGCTGCAGCTCTGGTCGTCCTGCTCCAGGATGACCTTGGCCTGGCAGCGGGGGCACCAGATGCCCGCCACGGTTAGTTCGTCCAGTCGCCGGAGGAGATGCCGTCGATGCGGGCTACGGCCTGGCTGGCCTTGACGCAGAGGGCGGTGTAGGCCTTGAGGCGGGTGCGTCTGGCGTCCTGGGTCTCCAGGGCGCCGACCTCCTCGACCTGGATGATCCGCTCCAGGTCGTCCTGGGCGTTGGGGTCGTCGGCGGAGATCCCGAAGAGGCCGTCTTCGGCGAGGCGGCAGGCGAAGATGCTGGAGGCGGTGCTGCCGGTCTTGGCCGAGAAGGCGCCGCCGGATATCGCTTCGGTGTCGACGATGAAGTCGCAGGGCAGGATAGGTACTTCGTTGAATGTCTGGACCTGGCGGTCGATGCCGGCGATGTTCGTTAGGGCGAGGTCCCAGCCCTGGGACACGGCGAGCTTCTGGATGCCGCGCCGGGTGCGGCGGCTCATGATGAGGACGGTCGGGCGGGGGCGGACCAGGTCGACTAGCTCGCGTAGGAGGGTGAAGGTGCCGACGCCGGGCACGGTGGTGGCGCCGGCGTGTAGCTGCTGGGCCGTTACGTCGTCGGAGATGATCTCGTGCAGCCCGTCGAACTGGGCGGCGGCGGCGTCGATGCTGCCGTAGATGGCGGCGTCTCCCCAGGTGTCGGCGAAGTTGCGGGCCTTGATGGCGAGCAGCTCGGCGCGCAGGTCCTGGTCTTTGGAGCGGGTGACGCGGAGGAAGTTGTCGATGTCGGCGTCGCCGATGAGGATTTTAAGGGCGGTGGTGATGAGGCTGGTTGTAGGGACGCCCTCGATGACGGTGCCACCGGCGGCGATGAAGGTGGGGGCGCTGGCGGCGAGCTCGCGCTGGTACTGGAGGGCGTTTCCCCTGATGGGGGTGAACGGCAGGAGGCCGAGGAGGGGGTTCTGGTCCATGGTGATCTCGGCGACGCCGACGAGGACCTGGTTGGTGCTATACTTGTCGGCTTCGGCGAGGGTCAGGGCCATTGGTTAGCTCCTCTGGGCGAGGCCGAACTTGATGCGGTCGATACCCTTGATGCCGTCGGGTGCGGCGGCCTGGCGGGTGGTGCCGCCGGTTAGCGCGGTCTGGACGACGGCGGCCGCGGTGGCGGCGTTGGCGGCGCCGTTCCTGTCGGCTTCGGCCTGCTGGCGGATGTGGTCGGCGACCGCCCTAGCGGTGGTGACGCTGGTTTGGATTGCGGCGAGGTCCTCGCCGGCGAAGGCGGCGTCTGGGAGGTCGGGGTTGGCGGTGTGGAGGGCGGCGACCTCCAGCTCGAGGTTGCGGGCCTGGGCCTGCGTGAGCTGTTCCTGGAGGGCTGTGGCGTCGGCCTGCTGCTGCCGGGCGGCGGCGATGGTGGGGGCGGCCTCTTCGGGGGTGGTGTTGCCGTCGGCGTCTGGCATTTCGATAAAGAGCTTAAGCGGGTTAGTTGCGGGCTGTCAAGGGGCGTGTGTGAGGGCCTGCCATATGGCCTGCCAGGTTCCGACGGGTGCGGGCTTGCTGAGCCAGGCCGCTGGGGCTGCGGGTCCGGCCGGGATGAGGAAGGGGGCGACGATGGCGGCGCCGTAGAGGAAGAGGAAGGCCGGACCGGCCGTAGTGTGTGCGCCCTGTCAGGTGCCGGTGATGGGGACGGGGGACCAGGCGCCTGTGGGCTGGCAGGCGTGGAGGGGGTTGAGGGGATTGATGCCCTTGCAGCCGAGGGGGGCGCAGGGCGAGGATTGGGCGGTGAGGCCGAGGGTGGCGAGCAGGTGGGCGGTGTTATGCACGGGCTGGAGGTTCGGCGGGTAGGCTGGTGGGTTGTAGGGACTGGGCGAGGGCGCCGAGGCGTTGGGCTTCTTCGATGACGCGGCTGAGCTCGGTCTCGGGGTCGGGGTCGCCGAGGTTGGCGAGGGCGGTCTGGCGGCTGCGGATGCCGGCGCCCACCAGGGCGACCTCGCGGCCGGCGTCGAGCGCCTGGTCGGGCGGGGTGATTGTGGCCCAGTCGGCGGTGAGGCCGGCGATGGAGTTTGTGAACTGTGTGCCGCCGAAGAGGTCCGACAGGCGCAGGGCGAGCGCCGCGCGGAGGCGGTAGGCGTCGCTGCGGATGATGCGCTTGCGCTCGACCTTCTGGAGAAGGGGTTGCATCTCGACCTGGAGGGCGACGCCTGATAGGTCGCGGTCGGTGCCGCCGAAGGCGGTGCGGGGCGTCTCGCTGAGGTCGTGGAGGGCGCGCAGGAGGTGGTCGGTGTAGTCCAGGTGGAGCCTGAGGCCGCCGCCCTGCAGGAGGTCGAGGAGGTAGGCTTTGGCGTGCTCCGGGAGCTCCCAGACGGCGCCCGGCTGGGCGACGATATCGGTGGTGTCGTCTACGTTCTCCAGGACGGTGATGGGGAAGCCGGAAAGCTCCATGATGTTGCTGATGCGGGTCATCTGGCGGTTGAACTCCTGAGCGATCTCCTTGAGGGGGAGGACGTCGGACTCGCCCCACCAGCGCTTAGGGACTTGGGCGTTCGGGTAGATGACGAAGGGGATTAGGGCGTAGGGGTTGGGCTGGCTGATGGTGGGTGCCGGGCCGCCGTCTATCCAGATGTCCAGGGCGGCGTCGGTCCAGTCCTCGACCACCTCGGCGGTCTTGTCGCGTGGGGCGATGCCCCACAGGGTGATTACGTCCTCGCGGGGGAGGGTGTATCTGTGGGCGACGCGGGTGTAGCGAGTGGGGTCGGTGGGGTGGGGCCAGGGGAAGAGGCCCCGCATGTCGGGGGCGGTGACGGCGACGCGGTGCTCGGCGGGGTCCCAGGTGACTTTGTAGGCGGCGTCGCCGAGTACGGCGGCGTCGACCTCGGTGACGAGGTCCAGGCGGGCCAGGCCGTTGTCGGTGGCGAGGTCGGCCAGGTACTGCTCGACCGCGGCGGCGGCGGCGATGTCTTCCGTGCTGTCCGATCGGGGGATTGCGTTGAGGGTGGCGCCCTTCATAACGTAGGTGGAGGTCTTGCTGACGATGGTCTTGACGTAGTTGAGGGTGAGTCGCCGGGCGCTGCGGGTGCGGGGGTCGGCGGCCGGCCACTGTTTGCCCTCGTAGAAGGCGAGGGCGTCGGTGTATTGGGCTAGGCGGTCCTTGTCGCGGTTCTTGAGGAGCTGGGGTAGCGGCGGCGTTGGTGGCATCTCTCAGGGGATTCTACCACGGGCGTGGCGTGGGGTGGCTTTGGTGGCCGCCTCGACCGCCAGGGCGGCGGCGGCGACGTAGTCGTCGTGCCCCTGGGACGGGTCGACGTGCCAGCGGACGGTGCGGTTGGGGCGGTACTCCGCCCGGCAGAGGCGGAGCTGGCGGCCCGCCTCGTTGTGCTCGGCGCTGCCGTCGGCCTTCCAGAGCTTGAGGGCGCCGGTGTTGGCGGCGGCCTGGAGCTGGTAGCCGAGGTGGGACTTGCTCTGCTCGGTGAACTTGTAACCTGTCACCTTGTGGTCGCCGAGGGAGCGGGCCAGGAGGATGGCCATGGCCTCGCCGGCGGCGGTGGCGTCCACGGCGACGTGGGTGATCCGCCAGACCTCGGTTAGCAGGCGGTGTAGGTGGGCGTAGAGGGCGTCGTGGCCGGTGCCCTGCCAGGTGTAGATGGCGACGGTCTCGGAGAGCGGTAGCTGGTGTTTGGGGCCGGGCGTGACGCGGCTGATCCACAACACGTTGTGGTCGCGGTCGCGGGGGCTGAGAGGGTCGGTCGCCTCCCCGGCCACGTCGAAGCCGGCGGCGTAGGTCTCGCCGGGCTTTGGGAAATGGCGGCGGTCGTGGCTGCCCTGGATGTTGGCGAGCTGGGCGGGCGACAGCAGGCGTCCGGTGCCGGGTAGCGGCGTGAGGTCGTACTGGCTGGTGAAGAGGGGGTGGGTGGGTCCCAGGCGGAGGCGCTCGGCGGCGACGTAGCGGGCGTAGGCGGGGACG